GTGCTACATCAAGGTAGACACAAACGATAACGGCTTGCTAGAACTACGCAGGGTTATCCTTGGTGGTGAAACAATTCTATCTAACGAAGAGTGTGACTATGTACCATTCCACTCTGTATGTCCGATTCCTATCCCACACAAATTCTTTGGTCAGTCACTAGCAGACCGCACAATGGACTTGCAACTAACCAAGTCTACTATCTTGCGTCAAATGCTAGACAACTTGTACCTAACTAACAATGCACGAGTAACTGCCGTAGAGGGTCAAGTAAACCTTGATGACTTACTAACGTCTACTGCCGGTGGTGTTATCCGTGTTAAGAATGCTCAAGCTGTTAACCAACTAAACGTACAAAACACAGCCGGTCAATCATTCCCGATGATGGAATACTTGGATGGTGTACAGGCTAAACGTACCGGTGTTAGCGATATGCAGCAAGGTCTTGATGCTAACGTGCTTCAGAACACTACAGCAACAGCCGTGGCAGCGATGATGCAACAGTCAGCAGGTAAGCTAGAGCTAATGGCTCGTATCTTTGCTGAAACAGGTGTTAAATCACTATTCCGTGGCATCTTGCACCTACTATGCAAATACCAAAACCAAGCTAAAACAATCCGTATGCGTGGCAAATGGGTATCTTATGACCCACGTGAATGGTCTAACCTATACGATGTATCAATCAACGTAGGCTTGGGCAACGGTAACCGCCAAGAACAGATTGCTATGCTGCAAATGATTATGGCTAAACAGGAAGAAATCATCGGCAAGTACGGTGCTAACAATCCATTGGTATCTGTAACGCAATACCGTGGCACTCTTGGTCGCATGATTGAGATGGCTGGCTTTAAAGACACAACATCATTCATTAATGAGATTACACCAGAGGTTGAGCAACAAATCTTGCAGCAAGCAAGCCAACCACCTGCTGACCCAACGTCTGAGGCAGCGCAATTGTATGCCAAGGTAGAAGAACAGAAATCTCAACTGACTGCACAAACTAACCAAGCTAAGTTACAACTAGACCGTGAGCAGATGCAAGTAGATAACGCTCGTAAAGAGCTAGAGATGCAACAAAAGCAAATGCAAATGGATGGTGACTACCGTATCAAGGAAGCCGAACTTCAACTTAAACAGATGGAACTAGAGATGAAGTCACAGGCAACCGATGGCAAACTACAGACAGAGCAGCTTAACGCTATTATGTCAGCCATTACCAGCTTGAATGAAATGATAAAAGGTGGTATAAAGGCAGAGTCACAAGATGTAGTAGGTTATGAAGATTAAGCTACTAGATATAGTGTATAAAGGATAAATTATGGGAATTGGCGCACAAGGTCAACAAGATACTCCAGTATATTACGACAATAATACAGGTCAATACTATACACAGTCTACACAAATAAATAGTAATCCATTTTTTTCTATGCTTGGATTAGCTAATAAAAATGCAAACCGAAATTATTTGCAAAACATGAATAACCAGTCTATGACTGCAAAAGAATTAGCGCCATATAATTATATTGATATTGCTACATTATTCCCACAATTATCACAGGCAGCTATTGGAGTGCCAGTAAACAGTCTGCTAGGTGATGCCGTGCAAGATACAACAACTGGTGAAGCTAAAGGTGCAGCAAAAGGTGCTGCACAATCAGCATCTAGTGGTGCTGGAAGGTTCATGTGACCAAATCAGAGTGGGCAAACAATATGCTCCAAGACCAAAACTTCTTGGATGTATTTAAAGAGATGGAAGACTTACAGATGCTACGGTGGGCTAACTCACCGCTTTACGATTACGATGAGCGACAAGATGCTTACACAAAGCTAACCGCTATCCGTGAAGTAATGGCTCACATAGTTGGCATGGCAGATGACCGTAAGATTAATGCAAAACGCTGGAAGATTTTATAGTATCTATAAAACGTGGCTAGGCGCACTAGCATTATGGAGATTTAAATGACTACCGACACCAACCCATCTGGGAGTGACACACAAAGCAATGGCACTATCAATGAAGCAACAAACGCATTCTTAGGTTTAATGGATGCATCAGAAGCACCCGAAGAAGGGCAAGCAGAAGAGCAAACAGAACAAGAGAATGAGCAGGTACAAGCGCAGCAAGACGAGCAAGATGATGATGGCTCAGAGGAGTCTAACTCAGACCAAGACGAACAACGGTTTCAAGTTAAAGTCGGTGGCGAAGAGAAGGAACTAACCTTAACTGAACTAAAATCGCTAGCTCAACAAGGTGCGGACTATACCAGAAAGACGCAACAAGTAGCAGAGCAACGCAAAGCAGTAGAGGCAGAACAAAAAGCTATTGAAGAAGCCAAATATATGCGTGATGCTTATGCAGAACGGTTGCAAGCAATGGAGCAATTACTGAATGCTCAACAACCAGTAGAGGATTTAGAGTCTTTAAAAGAATCTGACCCTATCGGTTACGCTGTACGAGTGGCAGAGATGTCGCAGAACAAAGAGAAGTTATACGCAATACAAGCTGAAAGACAACGCATTGCAGAGATGCAACAAGCCGAGCAACAGCAAGGAATGCAACAATACCTATCTCAACAAGCTGCTGTACTATCTGAAACACTACCGGAATATAGCGACCCAGTTAAGGGAGAGGCACTAAGGTCAGACTTGCGTTCATTCGCAAAGAACTTAGGATTCTCAGACCAAGAGCTATCAGCAGTACGTGATGCTCGGCACGTTATGGCATTGTATAAGGCAATGCAGTACGATAAATTACAACAATCTAAGCCTCAACTAAACAAGAGGGTTAGTGAACCGCCTAAGACTATTAAGTCTGGTAACAGTAATACAGCAACAAATACTGACCAGCATAAGAAAGCTATGGCTCAATTACAAAAAACAGGCAAAATCCGTGATGCGGTTTCTGCTTTTGAAAACTTTATTTAAGGAATTATCATGGCAACATATCAAACCTATACCGCCATTGGTCAACGTGAAGACTTGGCTAATGTAATCTACAACATCTCTCCTACAGATACCCCATTCATGACATCTGTTGGTAAGACTTCTGCTACTGCCGTGTACCACGAGTGGCAAAAAGACAGCTTGGCTGCTGTTAACACTTCTAACGCTGTAGTTGAGGGTGCTGCTGCATCTGATGCAACATTGTCACCTACTACTCGTATCGGTAACCGCACTCAAATCTCTGCTAAAACTGTTAAAGTTTCTGGCACTTTGGAAACAGTTAACAAAGCTGGTCGTAAATCTGAGAAAGCATACCAATTGGCTAAGGCTTCTGCCGAAATCAAACGTGACATGGAAGCTATCTTATTAAGCAACCAAGTTGCTTCTGCTGGTGATGCTACAACTGCTCGTACTTTGGGTGGTCTACAAGCATGGTTAAATACCAACTACTCTGGTGGTACTTCTGGTACTGCTGGTGCTTCTGGTACTACTGCTCGTGTAACTGGTACAGACCGTGCCTTTACTCAAGCTATCTTGAATACAGTTATCCAATCTGCTTATGTTGCAGGTGGTTCACCAACAATCTTGATGGTAACTCCAGCTCAAAAAGTAGTTGCATCTACATTTGCCGGTATCGCTACACGTTACAAAGATATCCCAAGCAACGTACAAGCATCTATCATCGCTGCTGCTGACGTGTTTGTTTCTGACTTTGGTACTATCTCTATCGTGCCTAACCGTTTCATTCCTAACTCAGACAATGATGACGTAGCATTCTTACTAGACCCAGAAATGGCTTCAGTAGCTTACTTACGTCCATTCCAAACTAATGAGCTTGCCAAAACTGGCGATGCTGATGTAACTCAACTATTGGTAGAGTACACATTGGAAGTTAAAAATGAAGCAGCGCATGGAATTATTGCCGATTTAACTTGATAAATCAATGAGTTAGATATGTGGGGAGGGGAAACTCTCCCCCATTATGAGGTCTTATGAGCAATATAATATCCAACGGCATTACAGATACATCATTCATAGATAACGGTGATGAGCTAATCATTGCTAAAAGCCAAGACATAACTGGCATACTTGAGATGAACAAGCGTGAGTACGCTGCTCAAGACGAACGTAAAAGATGGAGCGAGGATGCATTTGGTAACAAGGTAGCATCTATACCGCTCACAGTATTTTCAGATTTAGAGAAGCTAGGTATAACACGTGGCTTCGCAGTAATAGATAAGAAACGATTTAACGAATGGTTAAACGACCCTGATAACAGGGCATTTCGCACAAGGGCAGGGCGCATCTAATGGCAATAAATACATACGCAGATTTACAGACTACGATTGCCAGTTACTTAGCTCGTAGCGATTTAACGGCAATGATTCCTGACTTCATTAGGCTTGCTGAAACACGTTTGCGTAGAGAGCTGCGTATTCGCCAGATGTTGAAGGTATCAACAACAACAGCAACAGCAGGTGATTCAACCATTGAGCTACCATCAGACTTCTTGCAGATGCGTGATATTCATTTAAATACAAACCCAGTAACATCGCTAGAGTACCTATCACCTAGCGCATTATTCCGTAACTCTCGTACTACTGACTCAGGCTTGCCACATCAATACACCGTGCTTGCCGAGGAGTTCCAATTAGCTCCAGTACCAGACAGCAATTACACAATAGAGCTTTTATATTATTCAGCACCACCATTCTTAAGCACAGGCAATACGACTAACGCATTTACTAACACCTGTCCTGATTTGTTACTTTACGGTGCTTTAGGCGAGGCAGAAACATACATTATGAATGACCCAAGACTGCAAATATGGGCAGCATTATATGAAAGAGCCTTAAATGCGCTAACAGTAAGTGATGATAGCGGAGAATATGCTGGCTCACCAATTTCAATCTCAATAGCAACACGATAAAGGAAACATTATGTCAGAAATGAGCAACCACCTAGAAAATGCGCTTATAAACGCAACTTTACGCAACACATCTTATACCTCACCAACAACAGTTTACTTAGCACTATATACAAGCGACCCTACCGATGCTGACACAGGTACAGAAGTATCTGGTGGCGATTATGCTCGTCAAGCTATCACTATGGGCGCACCTTCTAACGGTGTATCTACCAATAGTGCTGCGATTGAGTTCCCACAGGCTGCTGCATCATGGGGTACTGTTGCTTACATTGGCATTCGTGATGCTTCTACTGCCGGTAACTTGCTATATCACTCACCATTGACAGT